GCATTGGTACGGGCTAGTCGGCGTGCCTGCTTCGCACGGATTCGACGTTCCGCAACGATTAATATCGTCGGTGGTGATTACGGTTTGATGGCCCGGCACAATAGTAATCGGCATATCGACGCAGGTGATTTGCGTCGATGAACTAGTGGACGTGCATCGCACCACAGTCGAAACCGTGCCGGCGGCGGCAACCTGCGGGAACGTGTTCGACGGCGTTGCGGTGGACGCTACTGCGAGATTCCCGCGGAACCTAGGGACGATCCTGCGGTTCTCGCCAGGCCACCACGCTGGATCGGTACTGGACGCTACCACCGCGTTCGGCGTGGCGCCGCTACGCGTGCAATCGGTCAACGCGAACGGGTACGGACCGGGCGGCACGCCAGGGTATTTCTCCCCGGTGGTCGAATGGGTATGGACGCAAGGCCCTTGATCCTTCGACCCGCCTGCGAGCGCTACCGCGCCGCTGGCGTTCCACGTGAACGCGTCTACGTAGACCGTGCGCCCGCATTGCGTGCCGCCGCTGGCGACGGTAGTAGGGAAACAGTCAGCCGCGCCGCCAGGCGTCGGTAGCGTCGTACAAACGGGCGAGCCGAAAGATTCCTGCACGACCGTGCGCCGGTACGCGCTTACCTTAATTGAAATCTGCGCGCCGCTACTACCGACGGCGCAAACCGAATTATGCCATGCAGGCCAGTACGGGCCGTCGAATTTGAGCGGGCCTACGGGTTGCCCGATAGTGACGTATCCCGGTGTGACAAACGGTAGCGATGCGTCGCACGGCGTCCCGGTCGCGCGGCACGTGGGCCACACCTCGCAGTCATTCGGCACGCAACAGCAGTCCATCGGAATCATGGTTCAACAAACCTAGGACTGACCAGGTACCAACCTTCGGGCAGGGCTTCGGAATCGGTACCCAATACCCAAGAACCATCGACCATTGCATAGACGCGCGCGCGCGCGCCTGGACCAATGCGCACGGGCGCGCCGTCACTTACCAGGACCGTTCGATTGCAACCACTCGCGCAGCCGAGCGCCAGCGCGGCGGCTACCCGTATCGCCGCCCGTGCCGTCCGTCGCGTTGCGTCGCTTGTCCAACCACTCGCATAACGCGAGCGCCAGCGCGGCGGCAAAGCGTTCAAGCATTTGCCTTGCCCGCATCCTTCGCGAAGATAAGGCCCACGCCGGCCATGACCGCGGAAACAACCGCCGCCCAATTGGGCACGGTCAACGGGTCACCGTCGAACATGGCGGAAGCTGCGGCGCCGGCCGCAATCACAATTGCGGCAAGGCCGCAAACGGTGGTATTTCGGTTCGTCATACGTCCCTCCATTTTTCAAGCGCTTTAATTCGCGCCTCGAATTGCGACATAGATACTTGCAGGCGGGCAATACTGATTTCCACGCTAGTGAGTTTGCCAAGCACCAAAACGGTAGTAGTAACGATAGTGCCTACTACGGCCATCGCGGCGGCAAATACTTCAACGGACATTATGCAGACGCCCAAGCTTGGACGCTTGCCGCGGCGGCAATCGCCGGCGCAATCCAAATATTGAAGGGATCGTGCTGCGTAAGTTCCATATTTTTCCCCGTAATCAAAGTCACTTCGAAACCGTCGGCGCCGTCGACTTTTGTTCGGATGACGATATTCGCCGCGCTTGAAATGCACAGATTCGCAGGGCCGAATTTTACGGTGCTTAACTGCGTAAAAGCAGTAGTGGTTGCGGCAGTAGTTAGGTTTTTGAAATAGGTAACGGGCATTTATCCAACCCTTATTGCGACCACGCCGGTAGCGTTGGTCTGTGCCTGATTCGGTGTAAGGTATTTCACGGTCGCGGCGGCGCCGATAGATCCGGCGGCCTGCATTTTGATTACTTCGGTAGCCGCCAGCACGGTGACGAACGCGGCGCAGGACAGAGATACGGCCGCGCCGCCCTTCGATACCGTTCCTTCGGTCGATGCCTGCGTAACGGTCGAGCTGTTGACGATGCGCATCGTGACGTTGGGCGCAGCGCTGGCGCTATAGCCGGTAGCCGTCGCCGACACAAACCAAACGCCCGTAGATAGGGTGATGCTCGCCAGGTCGTACCACGTATTCAAACCGGTTAGCACGCGGTCGGTGGTAGCCCAAGATTCCGCGTAGACCAAACCGGCAAGGCCCACGAACGTAGTACCCGATTCGATGGTCAAATCGGTTACCGCCGGCGTAATTGCTAGCGTAGTAACCTGCGGAGAAATCGTTAGATCGGCCATTACCGCAGTACCTGCGGAAGCACGTAATAGGAACCCGCAAGGGTGTTTGTGACTACGCCCGATTGCGAATACTGCAGGTCGTACACGCCGTGCGTATCCGCTACCAGCGCCGCGGTAGCAGTCGCCGAAATCGACAAAACGATATGCGTATGCCCGCCCGTCGCCGAGTCGTACGTGATGGTGAGGCCGCTACCTACCGACAAATCCAACAGCGCTGGCGTGGACGTGTACCCGTAGCGCGCGACAAATCGCGCCGCAAACCCGGTGAGGTCAACGCCGTCGATTTGCAAGTCAAACGCGTAGGTAGCGCCCTGCGTTATTTGTAGATCGTAGTTAGCCATTTGGGCAAGTTCCGTCGATGGCCTGCGTGTTGATGATCAGCCACAATAGGGTGCCATCCGAACACCTATTCGGTACGACCCAAACCGCAGTATCGTTAGGAATTCGCACGGGGAGGAATCCCCCGGGTAAATGCGAAATAAGGATGCCGTACGCCACGGTGGTGAGCGTGTTACCCGTTTCGGAAACCGAAACCGCGTTGCCGGTGATACCGCCCGATTTGACCGCGGGCGTGTAGCTAGGGGCGGCGCCAATGGTGGCTTCCGTCCACGTGTATAGCCACCGGTAGACGCTGCTAGCGCTAGTAATGACGGTAGCGCCGGTGATGCGCGCCAGGCATCCATTGATAAGCTCCGGCGCATCGTGCGAAGTAGCAGCGCGCTGAATATCAGCAGCGCGCGCGGACACTAGCGCAGACTTCGCCACTAGTACCAAACCCCCTTGAACGCCTGATACTTGTAACTCTGCCCGAGCGGCGCAAGCGGCCAAATTTCATTGAAGTCTACGCCCGAGCGTACTTCGCGCGTCCATCGCACGTCGGCGTAGTCCGTTCCGATCATCAATGCGCGGCCGTCTGCGCCAACTTCGGGTACCTGCGAATGGTGGTAATACTCGTCCCAAAGGTAGTCCATTACGATTTCGTACATCTCATATTCCAAATTGGAAATGCTTCCACCATCGCAAACCAGTTGGCCGGCGCCGTAGCCTAGGAATAGCGCCGAGTTTTTCTTGCCTACGTACGCTTGAATGATGCCCGTCAATTCGTCGATGCCCGAAGATTCACAGTCAATCACCAGGCGCAGGCGCAGCGCCACTTGCCGGACGTCAACGGATTTGCGCTTAGGGTCACCGTCGATATCGAGCGTAGATTTGTTGTTGGACGCGTTCGGCGCAGTCATGCCCGGATTATCCCGCAGCTGCTGCATAGATCGCGTACGGATGGTCGGCGTCACCGACGCGTGCAAAAACGCGCCTGCGGTTTGGGTTGTGGCGTTTACTATCAATTCTTCGGTCGGTGCCATGCCCTTTGCAACCGCAGTCCAAAAGTACCTCGTCGTATATTCAAGCGTAAACGTCGCGCCGCCGCTCGCGTGTTCCCAATTCGCAGACCGCAACAGCGCGTAGGGCTGCCATTTCTCCGCGGTGGAACCGGGACCATCGGGGTATGGGGTACCGATGTTGGGGCATGGCGATATTGCGGGCGATACGAAATCCGCGCGAAACGCGTCGATATCGTACGGAAGCACAAATGGAACATAGACGGCCGGCGAACCCGCTGGTTTTCGCTGCACGAACCATCGTTCGGTGATTCGGCTTTGCCCGTCGATTGCACCTTCCGAAACGGATACGGACAACCGCGACGCTTGGAAGTTAGTTGTGGAAATCGACCACGTCATGTATTGGCCGCCCTTTGTTGCCGTGCGAGTGCGTCCATTGTTTTACCCATTTGGTTGAGCTCCTGCGACGTCATGTAGGACTGCTGCTGCGCGACAGTAGAAGAGCTTCCCATATCGTAAGCACGCGCGATTTCGTGGCCCTCTTTGTTGCCAAAGAACGCGCCCAACGCGGCCATCAATCCTTTACCGGTGAGCGCTACGGATTCCGCGCCGTCAAGGATGTCGCCGATGATGCCGCCCGTTTGCCCAAATTCGTTGGCGGCGCCGCCCCAAAACGCATCCATCCATCCTTTACCCGCGCCCGAACCCTGTAGGTCGGTGCTGCGCGCCGCCAGGCGGGCGCCCAATCCGCCGCCTACGCCCGTTTGGCCGTACGTGTTCTTGCCCGCGGCCAGGTCGGTAAGTGACTTGCGCGCTTCGTCGGCCGATGCTGACATTGAATCTAGCACCATTGCCGAAATCTTGAACGGCGCCGCAATCTCCGCGGCAATGAGGGAACCGGCAATAGCAAACTGGCCGAGGCCCGTTCCCATTCCGCCGCCCAATCCTGCGAGCTTGCCGCCAAATCCGCCGGTAGCGCTGGCGCCGCGTTGCGCCAAACCGCCCAACGTTTTGTTGGCGTCGTTGATTTGCTTTTTGAGATTGCCGGTGTTGACGGCTACGTCAATGTTCAGCGTTGGTAGTTTCATGCGGACCCCGTAAACGCGCCGATTTTCTGACGCTTCGCGCCCTTGCCGGTGAATGATTTAGCGGCCATGAACGCAAGTTCACGGCGAAGAAATGGCAACAGCATCGGGGACGTCGCTTGCGCGGTGATGACGCTCGACAACGTGCCGCGGTGTGCAACTCCGCGCCCGCGGTGGTACAGCCCCTTTTTCCATCCCTTGCCCTTGCGCCCTGGCGGTCGCTGCAATCCGCCGCCCCACGTGTGGTAGCCAAGTTCGGTGAAGTGGGAACGCCATCCAACGCCCATTGCGTCATACGCAACGCGTCGCGCGCTACCCGTGCCGGCAATGTTCAGGAATCCAGGCGGTTGCCGGTACCCAACGCCCAACCACGCAATGCCGGACGGCCACATTTTCACACGATACGCCAGGTGCTTCGGGTTGAGATTGCCCGCGTTGCCGGCGCGTATTCCCGCCATTTGGAACTTGGCAAACTGGCGTAGCGCGCTTTTCGCTATGCGGTCCTGCAGTTCCGCAGAGAATTCGCGTAGCGCGTCCGTCACCTCTTCGAGGGATTTTTTATCCAGGCTCACCGTAATGGCTGCGCTTAATTGACTCAAGGAAGCCTGCGTAGTAAGAGGTCGGCCGGTAGCCGGTTTCGATGATCATTTCAAGCGTGGAACGTTCCCACGGTGCTGCATTGCGGCCAGTCAGGGAATAGCGCAGCAGCGCGCGCGATTCCCTGGTCAGTCCGAGCCTTCGCTATAGAGCGCCTCGATAAACGGAATAGCCACTTGCGCCAGCGCCGCGGGGCAACCGTCCGCCGCTTCGGCGTCTGCGAATACTGGCGTGCCGTCCAGGTTGCGCAGGTGACGCGCTAGGCACCACCGGCGCGCGCACGCGGTGCTGGTGGTGTTCAGCTCTACCGCGGTGGTGAGGTCCAACAGCGTCGGCCGCGCTACCAGGAATTGCGCGCCTAGGAACGTCGCAGGAACGGGGCGAAGTCGCAGGATGGATTCGATATCAATCATACGACGTACGTAACTCCGCCGACAAATTTCAGGGTCATGTTGGCGCGCACAACTTCGGCGCTGGCGATAGTGATAGCGAAATCGGTAATCATGCAGGTAACCGTATAGGTCGTAGTAAGCGGCGTCGCGCCACTTGGAATAGTCGTAAATTTCCAAACATCGGCGACGCCGCTCGCCACGCGCGCTTCCAAATATTTGTGGTTTGCAGGGTCGTAGATAATCGTTCCCGTAAATCCACCGCTACGAATTCCGTAGGTTAGTGCGCGGTCGGTATCGCCTACTTTGGTTACATCGACCGTCTCCATCGTGAACGTCAACGTACCTTCGGCCCAACCGAGAAGCGTGACTAGCCCGGATGCACCGGTGTATTCAACTTTGCAACCAGTAGTAGAGTAGACAGGCATATCAAACGCTCCAATAAACGTCGAAGGTAAGGGTAATAGTTGCGGGCGTTTGTTCGTCGCCGTCGCCAACTTCGGGGGCGTCCAGCGTCGTAGCGTTCCGCACGGGCGCGTATATCTTGATTGAGTCGTAGGTACCGGCGACAAATCCCGCGTTAATGTCGGCGCCAAGATTGTTGGCGGCCAGCGTCGTAACGGCTACGCCGGTGACGGTCACGGTGGATTGATTTAGCAGGCAATCGACCGTTACGCAGGTAGTGCTATCGACCACGAACGTAACCGCAGGCAAAACGGAATTCTGCAGGCGGTAGCCGTGCGTGATACGCGCGTCGGCTACGGTCGAATTTCCCATATGCGTAGTGAGCATTACGCGGATAGCGGTTTCAATCGTCGCCACTAGCTCACCTGCTCGCATTGGATGACGCCCACGCGATGCGCTTCATCCAGGTCAATGATGGAAGTGATACGCAACGTGCGGCCATCGACTAGCAAGCGGTCCACTTCGGTGACGCCAGCGGCCACCAACGCAGGCCAGCGCGCGCGTACCTCGCAGTTGCGACGCACGGCGACTCCGTCGGCGTACTGCGTTTCGGCTGCGGTCACCTGGCGCATCGAAACGGGGAAGGTGATGCCGTTGGTCCACGAATCGGTACGCATACCCAACGCATCGCGCGACGCGCTTGCAATCAAACGCGTGGCGTTCCAATGCAGTTGGCCGGCGCTAATCATCGAAGCATACTCCGCACCGACATTGTTTCGAGGATGTAGGTCACCGACATAGGGACCGCGGAGAGTCCAATCGGTTGGAATGCTTCGGGGTTGTTGTACCAGGCGCCTACCAACGCTATCACGCAATGCACGATTTCCGCCGGCACCATGTCGTAGCCTGCGGAGTAGTTCACGGTGATGGCCGTCCCCGGGTACATACCTGGCGACGTAAGGAACCGAATCATCGGAACGGGGCCTTGCGTGCGGTCTAACCAGTATTCCGCAGCGGCCATCGTCGTAATGGTGTTATTCGAATTCGCGTACGTAACACTCGTCAGCGCGCCGAACGGCTGCGCGGGTAGCATCGAATCTTTGAAATACGGCAGATACAACACCTGCGCCGATTTGACGAATGACAAACCAGTAGCCCGCGCGCATAGGTCTTGCGCTGCTTCGCGCCATCGGACTAACTCGATATCGTCGGTATCGTAGTCAATCTTCAGGGCTGATTTGATTGTCGAAAGCGGTACCGACATAAGCCGCGCGCAGCGCGTTAGCGCTGCGCGCAGGGGATTACTTGAATGCGAGGAACGAGAACGGACGCAGGCCCGAAACGCCGGTGTAGGTCACCACGTCGCTGCGCTTCCACGCCTGCAGCTTCCAGGTGAGGGTTTGCAGGCCGGTCATATCGTCAAGCTTCGACTCGATTGGCCCGCGGTCGTAGATTTCAACGTTGGAGAAATCGCCAACAACTGCGGCAACGTCACCCGCCGCGGTGGTAGTCGGCATGAACTGCGAAACGATGACGGGAATCCCGTAAAGGTTGCCGCTCAGCCCGTTGGTGATTCCTTCGGTGACGTTGTCCGACACTTGCCACAGATAGCGGCCGGCGGTGTCCTTCAGCATTCGAATATTCTTCGCGGCGGTGTCGCTCATCATCCAGCGGAACGATGCGCCGCGACGGTACTGCGGTGAAACCAGGTGCGCGGTTTCAATGATCGCTTCGGACGCGCCAACAATGCCGGCCCAACCACTAGGCGTGGTGCCGACGGTCATGGTGTACTTATTCGCGGCGGCCTTGATGGTAGTGATGACGCCGGACGGCTGCGCGGGGTTTCCGGAAGCGGCCGCGCTGGCGTCGCCAGTCATCAAATAGCGCTCTTCAGCCAGGCCGACGGCCATTGCGAGCTTATCCGCAAGGTACGTACCGCCCTGGATGTAGTCGTTGTACGCCTGATAGGTAATCGGGGTGCGCGCTGCGTACGCGTAGTCGCCGATGGTCTTGCGGGTAAACGTTGGATCGGATTCGGTGACAACGTTAATCGAGCCGCCTGAGTCAATTTCGTTCACCAGGTAGCCGGTCGGAATTGCAGTTTCCACCGTTACTTGCTGGTCACTACCGATAGTGGTCGCGCGCGCAATGCTGCGAAGGGGCATATCGTTCTGCAGCAGTTGCCAAATGCGGCGCTGCATATCGATAGGAAGCGGAGCGTTTGACGTGCCGGTGGTGAGGGTACGCAGTTCGTGGAAGTTTCCACTCTTCAACGCGCGACCGAATGCAGCGCGATACTCCGGCGTGCTTGCAACGTCACCATCGGCAACGCGGTTACCGACGGTCGTGGCTGCAGCCTGCGCGCGCAACGTAGGCTTGCCGAGAGATTCGACGCGTGACGCCAGCGCGGCCGCGCGCGACTCACCTTGAATCAGGGCATCCAGTTCAACATACCGCGCGTCCATGCGGTCGTACTGCTCTTGCTGCAGGGTGCCGAAATCCGCGCGGGAATTCAGCTCCTGCATATCCTTCAACAGTTGCTTTCGCTCAATCAAGTGCTGTGACATTTTGACTCCTAGCGCGTAGGGTCAGTACGCGCGCGTTGGTTTCGCGGCCGGCATCGCGCAGGCTGCTACTAGTTTGCGGGTACGCGGCATCGACAACGATGCTCACTTCGTACAAATCTGCGCGGGTGACCGCGCGAAACGTTTTTTCCTTATTCCATTCGTCGGCGCGCACGGCAAAACCGAACGACATTTCGCCGCTTAGGTCTCCGCGCTGCAGCATCGTGCGCACGTCATTTCCGAGCGTAGTATCGGGAAGCTCCGCGGAGAACTTCAGCCCCTTTTCATCGCTGCGAAGGGTGAGCGTTCCCGATTGCGTGCGCGCCAGCGGCATGGATGGATCGTGTTGGAAATACAGCTTGACGTCACCACCGGCCGCTAGCGACGCGTCGAACGCGCCGCGCTGGATGGTTTCGGTGAACGTCCTACCGATCTCGCGAATGGTGCCGGAAGGGGCGCCGTAAATGCTCGCGTATCCTTCGAGCGTGCGGCCATCTGTAGCGGTCGCCTTGAATCTTCGGCTAGAAATCATTTGGAGTACCGCCATCCTGCGCGCTGGTATCGGTGCCGAGATTGGTTGAACCGCCGCCGGTACCCATATTCTTTGCAACGATTGGATTGTCAAGGCCGGGAAGCGGAGCGTAGTCCAATTTTTCGCGAGCTTCGTTGCGCGTGATGACGCCCGATTCGACGCCGGTACGCAGCGCTGCGAATTGTTCCGCAATGCCTGGACGCATCCACTCGTCAACGTCCCACGCGATTGCGTCGCCGATGTTGCCCAGCTTCGCAATTATTTGGCTATCCCACGCGCGCAGCCATGACATTAAACAGCCGTCGATGTACGCGCGCCCCTGCGCTTCCATTTGTGCGCCGCGGGCATCGTTCAACGATTCGCCGAGCAAATGCGGCGGTACGCCATAGATACGGGCGACGTCACCGATGCTAAACCGTCGCGCGGAGTCCATGCCGGTATCGTCGAGCGTGCTGCTTAAGCGTTCGATGCGCAGGCCATCCATAGCAACCAACGGGCGGCCGCTATTCAGCGACCCCGAATGCTTTTCCATGTAGTCGCGTTCGATAGCCTGCATCGCTTCGGCCGACAGCTTGCCCGGGTGAACCAATGCAACCTTCGGATTGCCTGCATTTTCGTACGCTTTCAGGGCCATCAATTCCGTGGCCCCGAGCAACTCGATGGACGTGCGGCACATACCAATCGGGCTATCTCCCCACAGCCCATTGGTCGAAGGTGCGCGCAAGTGGAACATTTCAGATAGCTGGATATCCCCGTACTGCATGGTTCGGTAGAACGGCGTCGCCGTTTGCGTCACCAACTGCACCTTTTCAGGGTCGAGCATGATCAGCTCGACAACCTCACCCAATCCCGTGCGGTTCAGCACGCTGAACGCGTTGCCATACAACAGTACGTTCATCGTCATGGCGCGCCGCCAGTCGAACGCGGTCATCAGCGTGGACGGCGAACGTAGCAGCGAATCGATTTGAGAGGACGTCGTATCGAAATCGACGCGCGCGATATCGCTGGCGATCATGGTCACCGCGCGATAGACCGGCGTGAACTGCAGCGCGTTCGCCGGAGTGACCACGGGACGGCCGTTCATGGTGCCGCGCATCCACGTAGTGGACGGCATTCCAAACAGCCAGCGGCGGAGTACGTTGCTAATCACGCGGGCAGTATTGACGCGGGCGCGCGGTCAAATTCGCCCCTAACACTAAATAAGGTCTTCGTATCCGCTGCGAGTGGTTCCGCCCCAACAATGCAGGGCGATTACGCCGGCTACCAGGGGATCAACAATTTGCTTGCGCTTCACCTTATCGATGGTGATATTCGCGTTTCGGTCACGATGCGCGATAGCAGTAGCGCACGCGACGCGCATGACGGGATCGTCATCGATGCGCAGGCGCCCGCCTACCCAATAGTTTTGCCACAACTGGCAACCAGGGCCGAACACCGATACGCCCATTGAATATGA